GATATGAATGAATGCTCTTTTCTGGCCACCAGTTCCATATACCGTAATATCATTATTCGTTGCTGCTTGAGAAATAAATCGATTTAATACCGTTCCATAAATTCCATCGTAATCAAATCGATTTACAAGTCTTGTATCCAACTTAGTTTCTTCGGTTTCTATTCCCCAAACAATCCCTTGATGCAAATCGGTAATTTTTAAACCCCAGTTTTTCTTATAGAACTGGAATAGTAATTGATCAATTGATTTTGTCATATGATAAACACTACCGGGATTAGTTGGATAGAGAATATCTACATCCTTCTCGGTAGAATTAATTTTTACGTTAAGATACCCTTCGGGAATATCACCAAAATCTTTTGAATATCCATACACACCCATTGTACCAAGATGGATTAGGTGACAATCTGGGCATAGATCAACAATTGCGTTAAGAACATTGTGTGTTGCTGTAATATTATTGTCAACTGTATATCTACGTTCATGCTGACTAATCATAGAATACGGAGCAGCTCTCTGTTCAGCAAAGTGTACAATAGCATCTGGTCGCAAATCTTGAACAATTTTAGCAAAATGATAAAAGTCTTTTGCTATATCAACATGTCTATAACTAATATTCCAACCCTGATCATGAGCGGCGTGCATTCTTTCATCAACAGAACTAATATCTGTCAGTGAATTGCTATTCAATTCTTTATCGATTTGTCTACGAGATTGATTATCAATGATATAGACTTCATGGCCTTCTTTAGCAAGCTTTAAAGATGTTGGCCAACCACAAAAGCCATCACCACCTAATACAAAAATTCTCATTTAAAATATTCCACTCCACCGCCATAAGTATCGTAGTCAAAGACTTCTTGAATGTCTTTTTCATCGACTTCAACATCATGATTATGTTCTTCTTGTTCCTTTTCGCTCATTTTTTATCCTAAAGTCTCTATATCATAAAACATCTCACCCAACTCTGACCAATCACCTTTCCAATTTTTCGGCTTCTTTTGAAAAACAACCATAGCTCTATACGTAGGAATTTTTTCAGCAACGCAGTGCATTATCGGACCTTTGTCATGATTTTGATTAATCTTTAAATTTTTTGCATCTTTTGGGTATATGAGTTTGTCACTTTCATCGTGTACAACAAAAGTGCATTCGCCATGTTTATATACAAGCGGTAACCAATAATGGTGAAATCGTTTTTGGTCTCCATTATATTTCAATGTTATTACCACGGCTTTTGTGCCTCTACTACTGCGCTATGCAATGCTCTGATTTTACCCTGACTATCTATACCTCTAAAATCTGCGACTCTGCTTTGTTGATACATGTGATCTCTAACCATAATAAAACCAAGCTCTTTGAGAGTACCTATAAGTTCTTTCTTTCCCCAAACATAGAGATGTTCACCATTTTGATATAGAAGCCCTTGTGCGCATTGTATTCGAATTGGCGCGTCTTCATAACCCGGCGGACAAAATTTATGCTTTAAAACATAAAAATTATGGTAATGAGCACAGAAATATTCCTCATCCGCAGTTAGCTGCTCATCAGATAAAAGTTTATCAATAAATTCTCGCGGAGGCCAAATCGTGCGGATTGTACCACCCGGCTTAAGTACTCTATACATTTCTTTAAGAAAATCAATTCCTTCACTCTTGTGAAGATGCTCAATGAAGTGCTCCGAATAAACACCATCATAAGTATTATCCGAAATACCCTTCATAGGAAGGTTGCGCATATCGTATTTTTCTACGCCTTTTTCAGGATCTGCAACATCACGCACAGCATCCCAGTTGAGGCCTCTTTTAAATCCAGCTGCAATTTCGAGATATTTTGCCATTTTTCATTCCCTTCCATATTGTAGGCATATTAAATTTATCTCTTGCAAGATAATGATTGATTCTACCATCGGGTAAATTGCCACTTCCCCATTGGTACGGCATTCTATTCCAATGCGTATCAAACTCAAAAACTTTAAATTCTGGCTGACTTAACTGGAGATTAATATACATTTGTTCAGTATATCGTGTATGCATTACATAATTATCAACCGAAGTAAACATTTCACGAGCTTTTTTTCGGCCGTGTTTAGTCCACAATTGAAGGCCACCATTGAGATATCTGAATCTTTCTTCTGGATAAAGCTTTGACTTAGGAAACATCCAGTCTTTACCAAATAAATGTTTACCATACGCGATGATACCACGTTGATAAATTTGTTTGTCCATTACATTGCGCATCCATCCAGCCGGTGGGCCAGTATGAACACCAAGCTCATGTACCATTGCTACATCAGCATCTTGTTCAAAGCTTTCGAAGATATTATAAGGAGTGGCGACTAACATGTCAAGATCCAATGTAAGGATATTGTCATATTGTTCGAATTGTTGATCGTAGAAGAGTCTTAAAGAATCAAGGCGAGGATCTAGATGATCAAAGTACCTATCATGGCTTAGAATATATTCTGCACCGCAATGCTTAGCATACTTTTGAGCGTTCTCGGACCCCGCCTTTGCCCAATCTGGCATTTCAACACCGCCTAAGTCAGCGTCGAATGATTCATACGGAATGTAGTATTGGAATATTAAGTTTTTCATTACAAATTATATATTCTTATTTTTTCGGAGCAGATTTTCCCTTTACCGCGTCAGCACCAAAGAACGCAGCAACTAATACCGAGATAGAAACAAAATAAGTTGGAGCAATATCACTAATCAACTGCGCCGCTTTGTCTTGACCCATAATTGTAGTAATCAAAATAATTGCTGGATACAGCAGCATGCCAAACAATGCAAACCAAGTCATTTTTCTCATAGCATCTCTTTGTGCATCGGCATCTTCGAGTTCTTTGCGTTTAAACTCCATATGCATTTCCAATTCTTCGGCTGAAATATGACCATCGCCATTAGTATCAGCTTCATCTAAGCCTTCAATAGTCTTCCGTAATTGCTTTATCTCTTCCTTTGTGGGTTCGGCCATTGTTATACTCCGCTAAAATTATGCTAGCAATTTCTATTGCACGATCATAACCATTGCGCAGACGATTAGACCTAAATCCATTTTCTGCGAACCACTGTAAAGTATTTATATCGGATCCAAATACAGGCATATTAAAGTCTGCAGATATATCTTCAAACTCTGATCTTAAATTTAATATTGTAAAAAACATATTATTTTCCATAAGTTCCAAGGGCAAGTTCCAATTCTACAAATAGGTATTCTTCAAGATCATCTTCATTGCACTGGAAGCGAATACCAATACCGCCAGCTTTTTTCCATCGTGCGATGTTTTCAGGCTTATCGTCAATCAGAATATTTGGCTGACGAGTAAGACTATTCATTGCGTATTTATGTTTGTTACTAGTAAAGATAACATTTTCGACTAAAGGTGGCATATAGTGCTTATCTTCGAGCCATCTACGCTTCCAATAAGCCGAGTTGTTATGATCGCCTTTGAGTGGAGAAGAACAGATACCCCAATCACCATTAGTAATGTCATTGACAAACCTAATGATCTCACATGAGAGACTAGGACCTGATCTACGTGGACCACGATCTTCTCTAAAGATTGGTAGTGTGTAAAAGAAATCAGTGTTAGCAAGTTCTTTAAACTTGATCTCACGATCCTGAATTGACTTCCAATGGTCAACACCATATTTTACTTCGATACCACTAAAAAAGTCGGCGATTACGCCATCCATATCAAGATATACTGTCATCCGAAAATTCCTCCTCTAATTCTTTCATCAATATTAAATGCTTCTTGCTCGAGCTCATCGAGCGCTTCGTGGAGTGGGTCAACCCATCGACTAGCGCCTTTTGGAGTATGAGAACTATTAAGAGCCGGCTCTACACATAGAGCAATTTCTGTGCGACATTGATCAATAAACATAATCAGATCGTCAAGCTGTTCCATTTGTTTCAAATGTTCATCATTGTAGAACCGACGTCTTGCCATTATACTACACTTCCGTTTGCAATCAATGAACTCATCATCAAGCGAACCTGCTTTAAGCGGCTCTCTAATTTGCGAATAACTTTTAGATTGTTAGTACTGGCAACTTCTTGCATGATAAATGCAGGAAGCAAACGGCTTTGGCGCTCGATTACAGTGCGCTGATCCTCTACACTTAGGTTTGTTACAAACTGCTTGAACTTTGCATTTGAAGCCATCTTTGACATGTTATTTCCTCTTTCCATTTTATAGATCTATTATACACTATATTTGAGGAAATGTACACTAAAAAGTGCACTTTTTTATTTAATTAAAATAAAGGCTTACGTTTTTTATCCGTGAAACACCTTACGCCTATTATATTCATCACGAGTTTCGATCATTTTATCGATCCAAGCATCTCGTGTTTCCTTGTACATGACAGGATGAAAGTCATCTACATCCATAACAATTCGTGTTTGTTGAATAGCCATACCAGTACGTTCTTCCCACATGACAGCATATGCTGCTAGTTGCATAAAGTAATTACCAATATTGGCTTTTTTCTTAGGACGTCGAGAAGTCTTCCAATCAACGATTGTAGGTACACCATCCCATTCGCAAATACAATCACATGTACCGGCTAGCTGCAAATGATCAGAATACAATGGAACTTCTTGTCCGTAGATTTTAGTGACATGCTTATCGAGCAAAGGACGAAGATTCTCGAGAGATTGAACAACATGTGGAAGAAATTCTTTACGACAGTCGGGTTCATTTCTTAAATATTTTTCGATAAGGCTATGAACAGCAGTACCACGAGCAGCAGCGCGGCCGCCGATACGATTAGCTTCTTCTTCACCTACTCGTTTACGCCATTTTGCAATTGATTCTTCACTTAAGATACTAAGAACAGTAGTAACACTAGGATAGGCATTACCATCCAGGGTAAGATATCTCCTTCCGTCAGGACTATCTGTTCGATCCAAGCTTTCATATCCCATATCAATTTTTTCATGGATAAACTCCATCATCATTTCCAATCGTTGTTTTATTTAATAATAGTATTATTATAAACCATTTTGCTGCAAAAGTAAACAAAATAATTCATTTTTATCTGAGTCCCATTAATTCTTTTGTCATTATATAGTCTCTTACTATACCAGACCTTACGATATCATCCCATCCGAATTGAATAATAGAGAAATCTTTCATTCTTTCAATGATATTTAAGAATTTTGCTAAACCGTTTCTTTCACCGTCATTGTTAAAATCAGATTGTAGATAATCACCACAAAGAATTAATCGAGTATTTTCACCAGCACGAGTCATGACAGAATCTAGTTCATGGAAATTAAGATTTTGCATTTCATCGACAATTATAATTGCGCGATCAAATGTTCTACCACGGATAAAAGACGTTGTTTCGAATTTAATGATATTAGAAGAAACAAGCTTGTTATAGGCAGTTTTATCTGCTACTAATTCTTGACAAATACGGTGATTCATAGACTTCTATTTTTTCTTCTAGCTTTCCCGGTAAAAATCCAACCTCTCTGACTGGAACAATCGATCTCATAATAATAACTTTGTCATAAGATGAACTTTTTTCGAGACATGCTTCGAGTGCTAAGTACATTGCAATAAAAGTTTTACCAGTACCAGCAGATCCAGCAAGAACTAGATTTTCACCTTCATCCCATAAACTATATGCTTTTTGCTGATTCGCAGTAATAGGATCGAATTCGAGTAAGTCTTCGTATTTGATTCTTGCGCTACTCATGTTTTTATTTTACTGTTTCTTCCAGATTGTTTGTCGATTTTTTTCATGAAGTCTCTCCAATCTCCGCTGGTTTTTCCAAGTGTACTACCGTGCTGAGTTATCATCGCAGGAAATTTCATGACATGAATAACGTCGACCATTTCATTTAGAATAGTTTGTAATTCATCACGTGAACAATTTACATTCCATTCTTCTTGAGTTTTAGTATCTTTTAAGGTGTAGATTGGCATCTTGTCGAATTTCTTCCTTTATAGTATTAACACGTTTTGTCATCCAACTGATGGCAGTGCTAATATGCCCAGTATCCTGTGGTTGCAAACACGATTTAGCATATGCAATTTCATTTTCAATAATATCTATTTGATCTAATTTATCCATCACATTTCTCCATAAACCATTCCGGCATTTTACGTTTTGTCCAGACCATTTTAAATCGAGCTTGCTTTGTTTTATAAAAAGCTCGATAAGATTTAACGGGTTCATTGTAAAAGAAACATTCTGGATTAGAACCCATTGCTAACCTAAAGGGTGTTAGTGGTCCTTTCGGTATATTGCGCGGAGCAGAATACAATGGACCTCCTAGATCTCGCGCAGTCTTATGAATCTTATCATATCTATATGTATATTCTTGACACAGAGCAATGAAATGATCGTAATGCCAACGATAGTTCATATCACTTTCCATTGTCCATTGAGTACAAGGATGACCAACATGAACTGCTTTATAGTATAACAATTCAGCTTCGAGATCATCGGCACCTTCATACAGATCCCAATATTTTACCATAGTCTTACCAGACTTAGATGGTCGCTTAGTTAACAGGCCATCAAGTACTCGATGAGCAGTCGATAGCATTTGACCGGATTCTACTACCATTTTAGGGATATGTTTATCACACTGCATTTGAGCAGCAATTACAGGATCTTCATCGAGTATAAAAATATTCATGAGAGATATACCTCCGCTCTCCAACATAATACTCTATTATTATACCATAAAAGTAGAGAAATGTAAACCCCTAAAATGAAAAGAGGCTCCAGCTTATAAAACTGGAACCCCTCTTCTTTAACTTATATGCTTATGTTACTTCAGCGATTCGCCTAATTAAGAAAGATCGTTTTTCTAAGATTTTTTTCATTCTACTGAATAATCCTTTCTTCTTTAGCTTTTCAGCATATTCTTGAAGTTCGTGTGAATCTTTCTTGAGTCTTTCGAGCTGAGTAATTGTCATATTGGATACTCCGGTTAATGGTTAATCTTTTAACAATCCGGGAAAGGCCTCCTCTATTACAGGGCGCGTAATACCTTTTGGCTTTTCCTTATTAATCATAGATATAACGAGTCGTGCATCACTTGGATCAATCGACTCAATCAAACCGATAAAAATCTTTTCGCGTTTAAACGCCGGCATCTTAGATCCCGGTCCGCCTTTAACAAAATATTGGAAATCTTTATTTCTTTTAAGAAGATTTGATGGTGCGTTGTAGCCATCATTTGCTGTATATGGCGGCTCACCTTTTGGGAGTAACCATGAAACTGTAGAGTCATATGTGCCTCTCAAAATATCTTTAAGAGCCCACGTGTCATTCTTTTTGAGTATACTAACTTTTTCAGACTTTGTTTTTGCTTTTTGTGCTTCTTCAATGACTTCATATATGTATTTCATCTTCACCTCTATTTTTATTTATATAAGCATATACTTTCACTTGGTAATTAAAAGTATGCGGATACATGTCTGGATCAACTAGTCGATCGCCGTAGTATCTGATAAGTTTTTGGGTAAATGTCTCTTGTGTATCTTGCATCCGATAAACGAATTGTAGTACTCATCGCTGAGTAATACGTCCCTTTCAAATTGGAGTTTTGCTTCATAATATGACATCTCACCTTTTGTTGTACAAAGGCGAAGAATCTCTCTTTTATAGTTCTCTTCACCTTTTTCTTCGATGAGTAATTTAACTTCTTCACTACTACCAAAGTAAGTGCGCCAGTCGGACTCAGCACGAGTCCGTACTCGTCGAGTCCTCTTAGAGTTCTTCGGCAATGTTTTAGGTTTCCAGAAGTTCTTTTTACCAATATATTTTTTACCAGTGTCGAGTTCAGTAATTTCATAAACAAATCCCTGATATTCTTCGGGTGTTTCATCATATTCTTTGTCTTTATAATACCACATGTATTATATATTATATGCATTAAGTCTTATTACTCGATTTTGATGCGTCTCTTCCTAGATACCCTGGAACTTTTTTTTCTGTAATCTTAAAAAGCTTAATCAGAAATTTAGTAATAATTTTCATGTCAATCATCCTCTTCATGAAAATTTAGATCAAAATCACCTGTGGCTTCGGCGTGACTGCGTCGACCACACATCGGACAAAATTCTGGAGAATCATTTGCAATAATGTGAGTTACTTCTTCGCACTCTTCACATTCGATTCTAAATTCTATCATGCAACTTTTTCCCAGCCCCAGTCACCTTCCATGCCATTAACTGAATATTCTGTTACTCGCTTCTCGAAGAAGTTATCATGCGATGCTCCATTCAATACCCAATCTAGCCAAGGCAAAGGATTATCTTTTTGCTTAAAAATAGGCTTCATTCCAAGTTGTAGTAACCTACGATCAGCGATATGCCGAATATAGTCACGAACTTCTTGCTTTGCTAAACCCTGCATCTCTTCGCTGCCGTTATAAGCAAGTTTTATAAATGCGTCTTCAAGTTTCACTGCGTTTTTAGCCATCTCGTAGAGCTTAGACTTGAGCTCGTCGTTAACAATGCGTGGATGCTCATCGCAAAATTCACGGAAGAGTTTAGCAATACCTTGTACATGCATTGACTCATCGCGGATTGACCATTCTACGATTGTACCCATACCCTTCATCTTACCAAACCGCTGGAAGTTGAGAAGCATTACGAATGATGAAAAGAGTGACATTCCTTCGTTAAAGACTGACTGAGCCATAATCAATGCCAATCCTTGTAGAGTATTTGGATTGCCTTCGGACATAAACTCGATCTTATCTGCCATCTCCGAGTACTCGAGAAATGCGTGAAACTCTTCATCTGGCAAGCCAAGTGTGTCGTTCAACAGAGCGTACGCTCTCTGATGGATTGCTTCTCTGTTTGCAAATGAACCAAGCATATTACGAACTTCATTGTTCTTAAACTTAGGAATCAGCAATTCGTAATAGTTTTCTCCGACTTGAACATCCGACTGTGTAAACAATCGAAGAACCTGAGTGATGAATTCTTTTTCTTCTTCATTCAGCTTTGTTCTCCAATCTTGAATATCTTCTGATAGCTCAGCTTCGTCTTCTACCCAGTGGATTTCTTCGTGTTTCTTTGTTAACTCTACCGCCCATGGATAGAGAAAAGGTTTATATGTTTTTGATGCTTCTAGTAATCCCATGTTATCCCTCGCATGCTCGGCATTCATCGCCTTCTTGAATTGTTAATGGTGAATTAAGATAAGCCATAAGCTCATCATAGCCACCGACGTATTTTCCTTCGATGTAGATTTGTGGTACTGTCTTGACTTTTCGGCCAGTAACTTCGGCTGCAGTTTTACCAATATCATCGAGATTGATAAAATCAAATTGAATACCACGAAGATCTAATTCTTCTTTTGCTTTTGCACAGTACGGACATGTATTTCTACCATAAACAATAGAACGAGTATCTTCTTGTAGTGCATGACGTTCTACTTTATCTGACACCGTCTCTGCTCTTTGTTTTGCTTCTGTTCTAAGATAGTACAAACCCTTTAATCCATCTTTCCACGCTTTTAAATGAACTTTATTGACATATGATTTTTCTGCACCCGAAGGAAAGAAAACATTTACAGATTGTCCTTGACAAATATAAGGTTGTCTATCTGCAGCGTGTTGAATAACCCATAATTGATCAAGTTCTTGAGCTGTTTTAAATACAGCTTTTTCTTGTTCATTTAATTCTGGTAAATGCTGAACAGAACCTTTCTTTGTAATAATTGAAGTCCAAGTCGACTCATTATTAATACTGTATTTTTCTAAAACATCTTCGAGATATTTGTTTTTAACAAGAAAAGAACCAGCACGAGTGCGGTGTGTATACGCATTTGCTTTCATTGGTTCGATCGAAGGACTTGTCGATAGAATAATACCAGATGAAGCATTTGGTGCAATTGCTAAGAGATGAGCATTTCTCATTCCGGTGCCTTCACCGTCGGGATATTCTCCTCTTTCTTTTGCAAGTTTGCGTGACTGATCAGTTGCTCTCATCTGAATATTATTAAAAACAACATTATTGATTTCGCGAGCTAAATCTGATTCCCATGCTACACCCTGTGATTGAAGGAGCGAATGGAATCCCATTGCGCCAAGTCCCAAAGAACGCTCTCTTTCGGCAGAATAGCGAGCTCGTGATATAGCATCGGGTGCATGCTCAATGAAATACTCGATAACGTTAT